AAACACCACTAAACAGTTTCCTGGTGATACTTTCAAGTTAATTTTAGACACGCCTGGAATTAAGTTCTTTGTTAACTGTGATCAAGATAGACCTCTTCCCTTTCGTGCTAGAGAAATAAAGAAAATGTTTGACATGTGCGATGACGCACACCTCGAAGTTAAACAGAACGATGATTCTGATTATAATGAGGGAGACATTCTTGAAGTTATTCAAGGTCCATTTAAAGGATACGATGTCGAAGTCATGGCAGTCCAGGGAGACAAAATTCTTGGTCAGCTAGATATGTTTGGGAGAACAGTCCCAGCAGAGTTCACTAAATTTCAGCTTTTTAAAAAATGACACAACCAACCAGAGATCCAAACGATAAGTACTCTAAGTTTAAAGTGGACCTCCACTGCAANGAGACTCATCCACCAGACGAGTGGGATCCCAAAACAGAAGGCAAGATTGCTGACCCATCAGAGCGACATAAGGATAAGCTCCTTGACAAGTTCTGTGATGATCATCCTGGTTCACCACAATGTAAAGTGTTTGATGACTGATGTTACCTGAAGAAGAGTACCACTCGTTAAAAGAAACCTATAAGTTTCTATGTCATCTTATTGACCCAAAGAAAACACCACGAGTTGCTAAACCAATTCGTGATCAAGCAAGACACTGCCTCAAAAACTATCCAGTCAGAAGAACACTGGATGAACTCACCGAAGGAATAAACTTCTTTAACCCTAGATGAAAACAGAAGATCATAGTCTTAAGCCACTCGCTCCTTATGTTGCGGGTGGCTTTATTGCGTTGTTGGTATATTTAATTCCATTTCTCTTGATATTATAACTTTACAAATGTGTAAAGTTTTGTTATAATAAATAAAGATGAGTAACGAATCTTTACATTCATGACAGTAACAAGCAACGATCGTGGGCAACAGAACATGTGGGCTACTGAGCCTACCATGTACACCACCCAGGCAGACCTGGAGCGCCACGAAAGCGAATCTTATGCTGAGAGAGCAGAGAAAGCAAACGGAAGAGCAGCCATGGTTGGTATCGTCTTCGGTCTTGTTTCTTATGCCATCACAGGCAACCTTTTCTTTGGCCTCGTTTGAACACTTACTTAATTAAAACAATGAACAACAACGCAGAACGCATCAACGGTTGGGCAGCAATGCTGGGTATCATCGCAGCAATGGGCGCCTACGCAACCACAGGACAGATCATTCCAGGTGTATGGTGAATACATCAGAACTCTTGGCAGTCTTCACTGGTTTCGCAGTGTTGAGCATTGTAGTTTCTCTGAATAAAAATGGCTGATACCCAGACCTGGATACAGACTATAACTTTTTTGTTTATTCCTCTTCTATGTTTTCTCATTGTGAATGAGTGGACAAAAAATGACGATGACGACGACATGGGACCAGGATCAATGGTTCCAGCATGGCAAGGGATGCAAAGGTAGATTGATTTTTACAACTGAATATGTTATAACTAGAGGTGTAATGCCTCTATTTTTATGTCCTACAACAAGTTCTATGTGTATTCCAAAGATGGATGTGGATTTTGTGACAAGCTAACAAACTTTATGGAAGCAAAAGGAGTTCAATTTGAAAAGTTCGATCTAGGAACTGACTTCTCTCCAGAAGAATTCCTTTACAAGTTTGGAAAACAATCAACATTTCCACAAGTGTTAATGGACAATCAAAAAATTGGAGGCATGAAGGACACAGTTAGATTTTTATTAGACAACGAGATGGTATAATATGGACAGAGGATTTGAATTGATGATCCCAAAAGAAAAGGAGGAACCAAAGGAAACAATTTTTAACTATGAGATTAAATTTGTTCTATTCAAAAAAGAATTTAATCTAAGATTCAGAGTACAATAACAGGAGTGACAATGGAGTATCTAATAGCAACTCTCGCCTTGATCCTTGGATTTACCGTTGGGTGGTTGGCAGCAGAACGATACATTGCTTTTATGCAACACGTCGAACATGATTTTGAAACTCTTTTCAAAGAGAATCCACATCCAGAACTCTTTGATGAAGATGGAAACATCGACAGAGGAGACTACATGGCGATCACCTTCGATCCTGGGTTCGACCCAGAGAAGTGGGATCCAGAAACAGACATCCATAGCGATGACTTTCTTGACGACTGACTGAGACTGTGTTATAATAAAAAGAGAATAAGGGATAAGACCCCTCCTATTATGATACTCGTTGACGCGAATCAGATTGCCATCTCCCACTTGATGGTACGACAAAAGATTGAGGATGGAATCAACATCGATTCCATTCGCCGATCCATAGTTAGAGTTCTTGCTCGTATTCAGAAACAATTTGGTTCTGAGTATGGCAAGATGATTTTATGTTATGACGACAAGAGTTATTGGAGATCACAAGTCTTCCCATTCTACAAGAAGAATCGTAAACAGGAGAGAGAAACCTCCAAGTATGATTGGGACATGGTGTTTTCCGTACTAAATACTATTAGGGATGAGATAAGAAGGTACTTACCTTACTATGTCATTCAAGTTCAGGGCGCTGAAGCGGATGATGTTATCGCTGCTCTCAGTCGTAAGCATCATCTCAACGATAAGATTCTTATCCTCTCAGCAGACAAGGATTTCATTCAACTACAACAATACGAAACCGTAAAACAATACGATCCTATTCGTAATCGTTGGATTGAGAATGATAATCCAATTCACTATCTTCAAGAACACATCGTTCGTGGAGATCGCTCTGATGGTATTCCTAACATCCTCACTTGTGATGATGCTATTGTGAATGGTAAGACTCAAAAGAAAATGAGTAAGGAAAAGATTGCTGCTCTAGCAAATCTAAAACCAGAAGAATTTACCAACTACATTCGACTTCGTAATTGGAAACGTAACTCTGAACTGATTGACTTCTCTAAAATACCAACAAACATAGTCGAGAACATCATCATGACGTTCAACAAATACAGAGTGAACCCNTCGGTTAACATTCAGTATTTGATCGACAACAACATTCAAGACTTGATNGAAGAATTCTCGTAATCATTATGGCAAGACCCAGCACACCAAAACTTTCTGTTAGTCAGACACTTATCTCTGAGGTTCTTCAGAGAGTGTCTAACGCTAAGACTAAAGCAAAGAAAGTAGAGATCCTACAAGAGTACAGAAGCGATGCACTAAAAAGAGTGCTCCTCTGTAACTTTGCAAAGAGCGTAGAGTTTGTGTTTCCATCAGGAGAAACACCTTACCGCCCATCTGATTCTCCTAAAGGAGTTCAGCATCAGACTCTTTTCACAGAGCATCGTCTTCTCTCTAAGTTCATTAAGAAGACTATCAATGGAGTCACCTGGTACGGTTGCTCTGGACAGACTCGTCCTTCTCTTCAACAACTAAAGAAAGAGAATCTTTGGATTCAAATCTTAGAGGCTCTTCACGCAGAAGAGGCAGAGTTGTTAGACTTAGTGAAGGATAAGAAACTCACTGACAGATACAAAATCACAAAACAGAATGTGATTGAAGCATTTCCAGAACTCTTGCTGCAGGATGAAGCATGAATCGCAGAGACCTTAAGAGAATCTACCGCGAACTTCAAGAGAAGATGGAAGAGCTTGAAGCTGCTATCTACTCTGACACAGAAAGTTACTCTCCACTCAACGTTGAGTACGAAGATGTGCTAACATACTATCAAGACCAAGCAAACGCAGAGGAAGGACTTTAATGGGTGAACGAAAAAGAACTATTAAGTTAGTATCAAAATTGCTCAACAGTGAAAAGAAAAGATCACTGTACAGCGACGAAGAGTTACAGTACATGGAACTTCAAGTCAAACGTATGAAAGTTCAGCGAGCGATCAGTAGAGAACAACGTAAACGTAACAAAGGTTTTAGTTAATCATGTTTGTTGTGAACCTTCCACCCAGGAAAGTCTGGGTAAGGAATGAGTATCTTTATGATTTGAGAAAAGGACATGGACAGTACACCCTAGGTTATTGGGTGTCTCTGAAATCTATCTGGGGGAGGAGTTTCTACTTTGAAACTTATCTTCCAGATTATGGTGCTGTCTATGA